GTTGCCGCGATGATGTCACCTTTTGCATCAACGATTGTTGCTGGTATTCCACTGGCATCAGTAGCCCATGTGAACGCCATGTCTGTTCCTGATGTCTTGGATAAGACTTGTCCAGTCGTGCCACCTTTTAAGCCTAAGAGTGATGTGTCTACCGCTTGACCAAAGACTTCAAAGTCTGCGGGCAGGTCAGTAACTAAGTCGGTCGGCGTTGGCATTTGCCAGCCATAGTTCGTTGTCGGATTTGCCATTTTTGCTCCTTACGCCACGATCGTGGCATTGATCCAATCCAAAGTTGGATTGATTGTGCTCCATTGTTCTGTGATCGGTACATCATTCCATCGCATTGCTTGCAATGAGAAGCTGATCGGTGACAAATTCAACGACACGCTTACTTGATTGTAACGCGCCTTGAATGTCCAGCCTTCAACGAAACCCAAGTAATCGCCCGAATTCATGTTCAGCGGCAGATCGGCCACATTGACCGGCATTCCCATGAACACATTTATCAGCGAATCCCGATCGCCATTATCAAGCTCCGGATTGGTTAGCTCATAAACAATGTCGTTGAAATTGAATCGTGGGTAAGCTCTTAAATCCAAATAAAAATTGGCTTGGTCTTGGGCATCTACTTCGCCAACAATTGTGGTTTGGAAAATCTGCGCCAATTGGCCATAAACTCCCACCGATGCCGAATCCGTTGCGCTGACCTGACTGGATGATCCGTAATTGAGCGTGATCGTATTTCGGACATCCCCGGATCGGCTTTGGATTTTCAAACCGTTTGCAATGGCGTGATTGGCAGATAGATCCACATACCCATTGGCTGCCAAATAACTTGTTCGATGTGTGGAATCCGCGTAACTAATGCGCCCGATTGCATCCTCGTAAATGTAGCCAAGCCCGGATGTCGCCAAAGCACTCACCAGCGAATAAACATCGGTGACATCCGATGATCTGGCCGTCAGCTCATAATTGCCGGGCTGATCGATCTGGCCTAAGCCGCTATTTTCGGCCGTCTGCCATTGCGTTGCCGGATCATAAGTTGCCCAAGTTAATGCCCCCGGTACCTCTTGCCAAGAGCCGAACAAGACTTCGCGCAAAATTGATTCAATCTGGTCGCCATCAAAATCTTGAGTTAAAACACCATCGGTAAGAGCCTTTGGCAATCTGGCTAATGCACCGAGTGCGATAATGGAAACCCGTTGAGCAAATCCAACACTTCCAACTTCAGCCACCGACACGCCAATGTCTACAATGGAGCCACCAAAGATCGGCACAAATGTGGATGTCGAATCCTGCAATTCAACGGTGATGGAATTGTTTATTTCGATGCTGATAAGTGCTTGATCTAAATTGATAATTTCAAGATTGATGTAACCGGCATTGGCTTGTTCGTAAATGTTTGTGCGCCCGGATGTGATTGTTAGATTGGCCAAAATAACCGTTTGGTATTGCACACCATTGATTGTGACCCGCCAAACTGGATTAAAAATGCTCATAACGCCACCAAACTATTGGCACCGCCACCGCCGCCGCGATAAAAGGAATTGTTTAAATTGTCCACAATTGTTCGCGCTGTACCTTCGGGATCAATGGCACCGGTAACATTTAAATTGATGATTGGGCGCATACTCGCTTCATCGGCCCGGCGAAATGCCGATGGGTCGAAAACTCCTTCGACTCGTGCGGCCGCTGCTACCGCTGACCGGCTCGCCGTTGATACTCCACGACCACCGCCACCACCGCCACCACCGCCACCACCGGGAACAACATTTGGAACAATGACCTTTGGCACGATAATTGTTGGCGGCGCAAAACCCGATGCAAATGGGATCGAGCCGGTGCTTGGGCCTTGTGCTTCCTTTGTGTTGGATCGTCCAGCAAGTGCATTTGCACCAGCTAAAACACCAGCCGCCAACGCGACCGCGCCAACGCCAAGCAATGGATTCAGCGCAAACGCTGTTGCCACACCAGCGACAATGGCCGATGCTTTCAACAGGTTATAGGCTCGAATTAAAGTGTTAATGAGTGCAATGGTGGTGACAACAGCGGCCGAAATTTTGGAAACAACAAAAACCGTGGCAATTACTCCAGCCAAAATGATCAACTCATTTTTAAATGACACTACCGTTTTCAAAACTTTTTTGATCTGCTCGCCAAATTTAAATGCGCCGCTGGTGGCGTTCCCACTAGCTTCCGTCAAACTACCTTGACCGCTTAAACCGTTAATGAATGAAGTTAGATTCGGGACAACGCTGTTCAATACGAAATCACTTAACTTTTGAACCGTTGGTAATAACGCCGTGCCGATTTGTTCTTTTGCTTCATCGCCGGCGATCCTGATTCGCTCTAATTTGACCGCCGTTGTTTCGGCTGCACCTTCCGCGAACTCGCCAAAAGTGGTTTCGAGTGTGCCAATGATTGTTCCTAAGTCACCCGACTTCAAGGTGGTCTCATCTAAGCCAAGTCCTAATTTGCCAAGTGCCAGCGTATTGCCATCGTATGCTTTACCCAATGCATTGGAAACAGTCTCCAGCGGCTTACCACTTGCGACCGAAAGATCAAGTGCCAGATTGAGCAATCTTTGAGCTTCATCCACACTTTGAGTGCTCTTGACTAATCGACCAAATGCCGGCCGTAACTGGTCATCTGCCACACCGACGGCGATCGATGTTTTGGTGATGTAATCCTCTACACCTTTGACCTGTAAAGCTGTGGCACCGGTTGTTGCTTGAATAGTGGCCGCCAGCGTTTTTTGTGCAGCTTCATCCTCGGCGGCGGCTTTTATTGAAGCAACGGCGAATGCGGCAACGGCAGCTCCAGCAACGGCAAAAGCCAAAGCCGCTTTTTTGCCAAACTCGGCGGCCTTATCACCGAAGGATTGCACATTGGTATCAGCCGTTTTCAGGTTCTTTACAAGATCGGCAACATCGGCCAAGATCGACAATTTCAGCGTTCTGGATTTTTCAGCCATTTGACCACTCCTTCAAAATCTTGGAAAATGCCACTTCCCATTGTGCGATGATGGCCGGCTGTTCAGCTTTCAAGGTTGGATAAATGAACCAGCCTTTTGATCCTCGGCCTTCTTTGCCTGACCAAATTGGAAATTGTTTAAACTTATTTGATCCAAATTCAAAACCGCCCCACAATTTTTGAGTTGTCCCGCCGCCTGAAAATCTTTGTGCAGCAAAACCGAATGACATTTCGCCAACCTTTGATGATTTGGAAACACGCGATCCAGCGGCTACACGCTGCGCCCCAACACCACGCGATCCAGATGCCGCGATGATTTTGCTTTGAAGGAAAGTAGCCAATCCATTTGACACGCCTTTTGCTTGCGTGATGGCTTCATCATCCATTGCTTTGAATGCCTTGATGATTCCGCGCAACTCGTTTTTGTCAAAAGCGATTGCATCATCCGCCATTTCGTTTCTCCAAAATCTCGATCGCTGTCATTAAGTCTTCGGCCGTTTGAAATTCACTTACTGGTTGCCCGCTAGCGATAGCGACTTCCCAAATGATTCGACTTAGGCTTCCGACTCCATAACTTTTGGGTTTGCATCACCAACAACAATGTCGGTGACAGTTTCACACCACGGTTCATACGGCTTGACCGCTTTTCCGCCGGCTTCGCGCTTCATTGCGTGGTATGCCAAAAACAACAGATCCGACACGCCCATTTTGTCTTGAGCTTGCCCGATCGTGTTGCCGGTTTTGTTCTCCCATTTCGCCCAATCTGGTGGATGAGCTGTATAGGTTTCCGATTCCCCGCTTTGGTATTCGATGGTTATTGGTAGTTTCATGCTCCCGAGTCCTTTCTAACTGAATGTGCTTGCTGGTGTGGTCACACAAGTAAATGATAATGAAATGGTTTGCGCATCTGGTGCCGAACCGCCAGCCGATGGAAAAATTGGCTGCACGGTAAATGTGAACAATGCGCCCGTATTGGATGTGAATAAAACAGACAATGGCGTGTTTGGTGCGCTAGATGCTGCAGTCCATAAAGCTTCCGATAATGAAGTTGTGACTCCCCAATCGGCCAGCATTTCGACCGCGAAAGTTCCTTGCGAATCGGTGGTGAAATAGGCTTTTCCGGCAATTGTTTGATAAGTGTTGATCGTTGACTCAATTGTAAGAATTGCGGAAGTTGCTTGGGCATCGTAATTGACAGCACTTATTGAAAATGTGATGTCCCGGCCCGTCACAATCGTTGTTGGCATTTTTTTCTCCTTAGTTGGTGTAGTAGGTGCTGACTTGTAAATCGGCCGTCAGGTACTTCCCGGCACCGACTTCCAATGGCTGTGGTTGGTTCACATTGCCGACTTCATAACCGGCTGGCATTGCTTGAATAATGTTGATCATAAGCTGTTCCAAATTGTCGAGTGCGGCCGCGTTGTTCATGTAGCCGACAACCCCGGTGACCGTCAAATTGACTTTAACTTTTGTTGTCGCGCCATTGATCAAAAGACTTTCCAAATACGGCGCATCCGGGATCAAGCAAATCGATGGGCTGGTCATTGTCTCGGGAATGCCGTTGTAGACATTTGCCGCGATGCTAGAAAGTGCAGCTTGTAACGGTGTGCGGATCACGCTTTCAATACTCATTGGGCCATCGTTTCGACATCCAAGTAAGGCCCAAGTAATCCAATGACTCTATTGGTTAAACTGCGCCCAAGCACGAACGGTGTTGGCTGGAATGTGTCACCCATAATTTGATTTCCTGGTGCTGTGATGCTTTGGAAAATCTCCACCGAGACAACAAGCACGGCATTTTGCACCGGTGGTTTGTCTGCATAAAGTTCAGCCGCCGATGATCCGGATAAGGTAGCTGTTGCCATAGGAATGAACGGCACCGGATAGCTGGTATCAGCGGCGGCCGTGGCGGCCGTGAATCGATACGGCGAAATGACATCATCTGTGACGGTATAAGTTGCGCTGTAACTCCCGGCACCAGCGACAACGACAGATTGGCCCGGAATGAAAAAGTTTTGCCTAATTGTGCGAAAAAAGATCGTTGAACTTTTGACTTCGGCAACTTCGATTGATGATTGGTATTGCACAAGCATTGGAAGGATTGTGAGTTCCGAGCTTTCGATGACATTGTCCAAATACGCATCCGAGTACAACGAAACAGAAACACCAAGCACGGCCCGAAGCTGTGTCGCTGTAATGATGCTTGGCATTTCTGTTCCTCTCGTCTGCTCGGTGGTGCTCGGGAGCGACCACCACCGATGATTAGTTAATCGCTGGGATTAGGTTTGGCTCCAGCAAGCACCGAATGGGATCTTTGGTGCGATTGCTGCGTAACCGTAATACAACAAATCCACGGTGCCATCGCTCATGATTGCTGTGCGCAATGTAAAGCGTGGTGACTCGTACCAAGTCCAAGCATCTGGATTGATAACTACCATTGAAAAATCACCGGTTGATGTTGTTGGCCCGGCGTTTCCAATTGATCGGCTCACATACAAATCAAGGCCCGGTGATACGCGCCCGCGTAGTGAACCCGCGTTGACATTACCGGCTGCATTTGATGGTTGAGCTGCGTTATACAACGGTGTTCCGTTGTCGTTGTAGCCCATGATGTTTGTCCATTGACCCGGTGAAACCACAAGGTTTTGAGCAAATCCAAGTGATGAAGCATAAACCGCGCCCGCAGCTTGTGATGTGAAGCCTAAAAAGCCGGCTGGTGTGTTTGCATTGACGGCTGTTTGCTGACCAGCGGCGGCAATTGTGCCGACCGCAAATTCATCTGTCACTTTGGCATAAGCAAATTCTAGATTCTGCAAAAGTGCTTGCAGATACTCGGGCCGGCTGCGGTCGATCAATTCAACGGTGGTGATGGCGCGACCTTTAAAAGATTGCACCGGTACCGATAAGAATGTGGCCGAAAGATTGCTTTCAGCAATTGCGCCATTCTCGGCGATGTTTGCAACCGTTGGAACTTCTGTAACTCGTGGAAGTTCAAATGTCATTCCTTCGCCCACAAGTGTTTCACGCGAAAGCGCATCGATCATTCCGCGATCGGCGTTGGCTAGTGCGTTGATTACCGTGGTGCTTTGTGGTGTTGGAATCATGCCGGGAGCTGTCGATGTCGTGTTGTCAGCGGCTCGAACCCATTGGCGCGAATCCTCATCGTTTAAAACGCTCGCCCGCAAAAAGTGTTCAAGATAAGTTGCTTTGGACACAATCGGTGATCGTGGAGCTGTGTAGTAAGCCGGGCGTGAAGCTTTGATTTCCTCGGCTGGTGCCTCTACCGCCTCAGCGGCTTGAGCTGTTTCCGTAACGGTAGTGTTGTCCACTTCGTCTCCTTTGTTTGTTGGTTGTTCATCTGTAACTTCATTAGTTTCAGAATTTTCATTTGCGGCCACTTGACTCACCCGAGCCGATCCGATGGCTGGTTCGGTAACAAGTGCCACACCCATCAGCTGACCTTGTAAAACTTTCATCGATCCATCCTTTTGCATTTCGTAATTATCGACCGCCAATTCAATGGAAAATCCATCCCGCAAACCTTCCATTGCTTCCGTCAATGCATCGGTGCCGGCTGTGGTGTTTGCGATTTTAAATGTGGCCGTCATTTCCTGGTCGTTGACATTCATTGCGATTGATTTGCCAATTCGCCTTGTACGATCGTGCTCCAAGTTTAAAAAAACATCTTGCGCCACGATGGAGCCGCGCGCAAATGTCACCTTGCCGCTGCTCGCATTTGCTAGTTCGTTGAATGCCACAATGCGCCCGGTGATAGTTCGTGAATCAGAATCGGCCGCTGTGATCTGCATTGGTGTGATTAGCTTCATTGAATCATGTCCTCTTGTCTGCGTATTTCATCGACCGTGATTGCTCCGATGTCAAAAAGTAGTTTGTAAATGTCTGCTCGCTCTTTTTCTGATCCGCGCAAGTAAGCTTTCAAATCAAACTCCACACGCTGTGTGCTTGGCGTAAAGTCCGGCATTGATAACCTTCCGGCAATCGAATTCATCAGCGGCAAAAGCGAAAAATCTAAAAGTGTTTGACGAGCCGTTTGGGCGTTGGCGTATGTCATTGATGATCCAGTTGGTGCATCTATAAAGTAGGCCGGGATGCCAACAGCTCTTGCCAATTCGGTGGCGATGATTTCCCGAGCCGCATTCAATCCAATTTGCTCCGGCGTAAATCCAACGGTGGTTAATTCCACATCGGCATTCAAAAACGCCGTGCCACGATTTCGCCGCGCCGTTCCCCACGCTTCCAAAAGTTTGGCAATGCGATCAGCCGGTAGAGCTGTGCCATTTGATTTCAAAACCATTGACGGCACCGGCTCCCGCGCATACATCGCGGCTGCTCTTTCCAATTCTGATCCAGCTCGAATGGTGCGCCCGGCTCGATTCAAAAGTCCTTCATCGTTGCCGTAGAAAACAACCAATGATCCAATGCCAGCAAATGGGCGTTGGCTTCCATCAACGGTGTAGTGCTCGATCTGGGTTCCGTTACTATTTAAAAACACACCAACGCGATTGGGAGCAACGCGATACATCTCCCGGACACGCCCGGTGTCTGCAAATAAACTCACGATTTCAAAATAAGAAAATCCGGTGAATAGTAAATCCTCGGCTGCCCAAACCCATGAAGCTGCGCCCGGCACTCGCTTATCCGGCTCGGAAATCACCACCGGTTGTTCAATAATCATTCCCGTTCTAATTTCGCGGGTGATCAGCGGAATGGTGGCGATTGAATTACAAATCATGTTGCGCGCTCTTGCAATCGCCGGAACGGACATTGCTTCCTCGCGGGATGCTTGGTAATCAGCCCCGCCAAATGGAAAAAATGCATCCATCGTTGGAGCTGGCCCAACTTGGGCAACGACATCGGCGGCGCGAACAGGTGCCAGCGTTTCCACGGTGCGAGCGCGATCAAATAATCCCATGCATAGATTTTCCCAAAAAGCAAGGATCAACCCACTAAAATGTCGATTTCCGTCTCTGGGCGTGTCGCGAAATGTGTACACAATGCCGCGGCCACACTCGCGCACACCGCGATGCTGGAAGCCCGCCGGCCAATGACCCAATTGCCATCGCCCCGGCGAAGCTGTACGGCCGAAAGCATTTGTGTGGTGAGTTCGGCCTGATTTCGATGTTTAAGCCGTCCCGAGTTAATCGCGCCCAAAAGCTCATCACAGCTTTGGGCGTAGTCCGCGTCCATGTCATAGGTTGGAATTCCAGCCGGCTTCATTCTGGCCGCAATCGCTCTTGTGCCTTTTGTGTATAACAAAAACTCCATTTGATACTTTCGGCAATAACTGGCCGCATCATTGGCAATTGCTCGATCATCCAAATTCACCGTGTTGTCCCAAGTGTGGAGAAGCTTCACGATAAATGATTCCCCACCAAGTTTTTGAGCCGCCACCAAAGCGCAATGTTTTCGATCTGGTGAAATGTCAATCGCCAGCCAAGTGAGTTTGTCCTCGTCCAAATCGATTGAATCATCCCCGCAAGCCTTCCATTCACTTGCGCCAACAACGGCGGAAATTGTTTGCACCCAACGGTTTAAAACTTCCGTGATGACCACATCCACCGGATCATTTAAAACCGATCGAATGTTGTCCGGGTGAATAGTAATTCCAAGCCCGGGATTTGCGTGTCTTGCGTTTTCAAATGAAATTTCATCGGTCGGTGCTGACCATTCAAAAAAGCCGATGTCATCATTTGCACCAGCGGCCGCGGCCAATCCTCGATCCCGTAGCATTTTCAACACAATGGATGCAGCTTCACCAGCTGTGGAAAAACAAGTGACCTGTGGATTTTTGGCCGCCATCAATGTGTAACGCATCGCGGCAAATGTGGCCATGTCGTGCATTTCGCTGATCTCATCCAGATGGACGGTTTCCGGTTTGCTAAGTCCTCGAGCCGCTGCCCCGCCAGCTTTGATCAAGAATCGACACCCATCGATTGTCTCGATCTCCTCGGATCCGTGCATCCAGCGGATTCGCTTGACTAACTTGGCCAATTCGTCGTTTTGCTCGATGATCGTCACGATCGACCTAAATTGCTCCAGCGATGTTGGCAACCGGTGAGCCGATGCGACTTGCAGCGATTCTTTCCAATGAAACAAACCCATCATGATTCTGGCCATCATGTAAGTTGACTTCCCATTTTGCCGCGCTACCGTGGCCACCGTTATTGGATGCAAGTACCGGCCATCTGGCTTGAGTTTAAGTGAGTGCTCGGCCAACCATTTTTGCCACGGCATAAAACCGCCCGGGATAATCTGATCGGCAAAATCAATCAATTCAAAGCCCCGCGATGGCAAATCATTCAATGGTGAGTGAATTCGTGGAGCTGTCACCGTAGGAAAAACCGATGTGAGCCGATTTGAGACTACCTCATCCGATGTCCCATCAACTATGGATAGGTGCGGCTCAATCATGACTAACGCTCAAGTTGTTGGGTATTTCTAGGCCTT